TTGCGTCACTGTGTCCATTTGATGTATTACAGACACAATTAGATGCGTTGAACGAAAATCAAAATTTGTGTGTGGTAAAATCAGTAAAGCGCACCCATACTATACGTCCCGTATTCAATCTGACGGTTGAGGGGGAACACTGCTATTATGCCAACGGTATTCTCACTCATAATTGCGATACCGTCAGCATGGCGCTTCGTCACCTGCGCGACCTCGGCTTGCTTGTCCGCAGTCCCGAGCGTATTGCGGAGTTGAACGCAGCCAACCAACACCAAGGCAAACCGCCACAGCCGTTGTATCCAGTATAAGTGGATAAGAAATGAAGATAACCAGCCTGAAAACAAATAAAATTGTTGCCATCAATGAAGACGGTGAAGTTATTATTGCTGATGACTTGCACTTTAAGCCTGATTTTATCGGGCCTGAATCGGTCGAAAGCATAAAAGAAAACACGGAAAGATTGTCTAAGTTACTACTAGAGCGTCAATCTAAGATTAATTTCGTAGAAACTGACAAAAGATACAGCCCCAGGTTTTTCTAACAATTCATCAAGGGATACAGGCTATGCTAAAATGCCAAGCAGCACTTGAAGACAATGGCGACGGTTCTTTCACCGTTGAAGTATGGTCGCCTGATTTGGCTGGAATTACTGCGACGTATACAGTAAAAGCAATCGCTGATAATTATGCCGCGCAAGAAGCCATCGAACGCTTTATTGCCGAACACGGCGCACTCATGGGGTAGCATATGTCGCTCGTTCCTGGCCTGTCACCGAACATCCGGTTGTCTGAACCCGAACCGGGTTTGCAGCTTGCGCCGATAGACGTGGTGGTGGCAGAAGACGACGAGCAGCAGGATACGCCGGAATATGACGACAAGGGTGCGATCCTACGCATCGAACACCCTGACGGCTCGATCACCGTCAGTCTGGACGGCAAGCCCATTGACGAGGCAGAAAGCCGTGGTCCAAAGGGCTGGTTCGACAATCTGGCTGAGGACATCAGCGACCTCGAACTGAGCCGCATCAGCAGCGAACTGCTACGTGGCGTAGAGGACGACCTTGAAACCCGCCAGGAATGGATTGAGGACCGCGCGCAGGGAATTAAGCTTCTCGGTCTGAAGGTGGAGATTCCCAACCTTGCCGGCGCGTCTGACGGCGCTCCTGTCGAGGGTATGTCCCGCGTTCGTCATCCGCTGCTTCTGGAGGCTGTTCTCCGCTTCCAGGCGAACGCGCGTTCGGAAATGCTGCCCACCGATGGACCGGTGAAGATCAGGGACGACAGCAACGGCAGCACCGCAGAACAGGACCAGTTAGCCGACGCGCTGGAAAAGGACTTCAATCACTACCTGACCAGCACGGCGACGGAATACTATCCCGATACCGACCGTATGCTGCTGTTGCTTGGCTTCGGCGGCACAGCGTTCAAGAAAGTCTACTTCTGCCCGCTGCGCAACCGGCCCGTGAGCGAGACTGTTGATGCCGATGACCTGATCGTCAGCAACAACGCATCCGACCTTCAGAACGCCCGACGCATCACGCACCGTGTGTCGATGAAGCCATCGACGGTCAAGCGCCTGCAAATCATGGGCGTTTACCGCGACACCGAACTGTCGCAGGCTGCCGCGCCTAAGCTTGATGCCGTCAAAGAGGAGAAGGACGCACAGCAGGGCATTAGTTCCGAAACCAAGAACCCTGACGACCGCGACCGCGAAATTTATGAGATTTATTGCGAACTCGATATCGTCGGCTACGAACACAAATACAAGGGCAAAATCAGTGGCTTGGAAGTCCCGTATCGCGTCACTATTGACGTATCTTCGAAGCAAATCCTGTCTATTGTCCGCAACTACGACAAGAACGACGAAGAACTTCCTGACCCGCGTGCTAACTTCGTCAAGTATACATTCGTTCCTGGCTTCGGCTTCTACGACATTGGATTACTGCATATACTTGGTAATACTACCAACGCTATTACTGCTGCTTGGCGTGAGTTGCTTGATGCTGGGATGTATTCTAATTTCCCTGGCTTTTTGTTCGCGGATACTGGCGCGCGTCAAAACACTAACATTTTCCGCGTTCCGCCGGGTGGTGGCGCTCCGGTCAAAACCGGTGGCATGCCCATTAATCAGGCCATCATGCCTCTCCCGTATAAGGAACCATCGCCGGCACTGATGTCGCTGGTTAATGACATTGCCACCACGGGTATGCGGATCGGCGGCACGTCTGAGCAGCAGGTTGGTGAAGGACGCGCAGACGCGCCTGTCGGCACCACCCTGGCGATGATCGAACAGGCCGCGAAGGTGCTGAACAGCGTTCACAAGCGCATGCACGCATCGCAAGCCGAGGAATTTCGGTTGCTTGCACGTTGCTTCAAGGAGAACCCGAATAGCTTCTGGCAACGTAACAAGACGCCTGCATATACGTGGGACGAGAAGGTGTTCCTGAAGGCGCTAGAGGACAACGAACTGTCGCCACAGGCAGACCCGAACACAGCCAGTGCAGCGCAGCGTATGATGAAGCTTGCCGCGCTGAAGCAGCTACAGGCGTCTAACCCGACGATGTATGACCCGATTGCCATTGATCGTGCGTGCATCCAGGCCCTCGGCTTCTCCAACCCCGATCAGTTCATGGCTCCTCCGTCCGCACAGGCTGCGCCACCGCCGGAAATGCAGAAGCAGATGGCGGAAATGCAGGTCAAGAAGCAGCAGGCCGACGCACAGACGTTGAAGGCCCAGGCGGACATGCTGAAGGCGCAACACGAAGCAAGCGCACCGCATGATGTTCAGCAACAGCAGGTGGACACGCCTGTCGATCTGATGACGGCAAGGGCGAAGTTGATGGACGCGCAGACGAAGCGTCACTCCCTCGGCATTCAGCAGGCTGACGTCATGCAGGAAGACCGCAACCGCGCTGCCGACCGTGCAAGTCACGAGAAGATTCAGCTACTGGAATTGGCGCGCGACATCGCCTTGCATCCCCAGGCGGCACCGATTGCCGCCCCCATCGCAAAGCAGGCTGAACAGCAATGATGCAATCCCCAGACAAAGCCATCCGACGCGCTACAATGGTCGCTAAGGGGCTTGCTAAGGAGATTGGTCCACTACCTACCGGCGACCATCCAAAGCCGCCACATCCGGCTTCCATGATCCCTGGCGTGCATGTCACTGGCATGGGTGATGGACCGCAATCCTTTGCCGACGGTGGCGACGTCACCAGCAATCCCAATTTTAGCCAATGGTTCGGCAATAGCGTGGCGCACGATAATGGCGTCCCGCGCACATACTATACCGGCACGTCGAAAGATAAGGACTTCACTTCATTTAACGTAGGTCGGCATGGTGTATGGTTTACGACCGATCCTCATGAAGCCAGCCAATACGCCGAGAGCAATGACAGCCAGGGACATGTGTGGGAGAACGGCAGATTCCAGCCGATAAACACCGCAGGCCGGGTTATTCCGGCGTATTTGAAGGCAGAAAATCCATACACTGGAGAGCGGCCAGAGGCTATAAACCGGGCACAAAACTACAAAAAGGCGCAGTCAGACTGGTTTGATACTTTGCGTGCCGCCGGTCATGACTCTTGGATACCTTCGTCGCTGAAGGGCAATCTTGCCGTCATGCTGCGGCATCCTACGCAAATCAAGTCTGCCATTGGCAATAGCGGTGCGTTCGATCCTAAGCAGAAAGCCATCCACAAGGCCGACGGTGGCGACGTAGAGCCAACAGACGAAACTGGGTTCGATGCTTACCATGGATCGCCGCACGAGTTCGCGCCGGAGCGTTTAATCCAACACCCTACGGGCGAACAGGAGTATATCCCCACCAGCCAGCCGGTGCCGGAGAATGCGTCGGTTCTGAAAGAGTTGCCGTTAGGTCGGTTCCGGTCGGATAAGATCGGGACTGGCGAAGGTGCGCAGGCGTTCGGTCATGGTTTGTATTTTGGCGAGAAAGGAACAGCGCGGGGATATAGAGAACGCCTTTCTTCACGTTCAAGAAACCCAATTCCGTTCAGTCAAAGGATAAAAATTGAAGGCAATACCTTTTACGAAGCAGCTAAAA